GGTAAAAACGTCACTGTAAATTTCAATATCAATACTGTAGATGCTAGGGGTTTCAATGAATTGTTAGTAAATAGCAGGGGTGTAATAATAAACCTTATCAACAGTGCTATGAACGAAAAGGGTAGAATGGCAGTGATATGAGTGGAGCATTACCTAAAACAAATTTCACCGCTATTAATATCAAGAGCAATCAAAAGACTCTTTTAAGTCAAACCGATAGTGGGAAGACATTTAGAAGACAAGTGCAAGGTCAACGATTTAGTTTTACTCTTTCATATCCTCCCATGACTAGATCAGACTTTGCACCTGTGATGGCTTTTATAATGAAGCAGAGAAACAGAAAAGAAAATTTTACAGTTAGTTTTCCAAGCTATTTAAACGCACAAGGCAACGAAACAGGCACTTTGTTAGTCAATGGGTCACATTCGGTAGCCGATACAACAATAGCTATTGATGGCTTTGCAGGTGATGGTGCAGGTAGATTAAAAGCAGGGGATTTTATCAAATTTGCTCACGACAAAGTTTATATGATTGTTGAAGATGTAACCAGTTCAAGCAATGCGTCAACAGTAACTATAGAGCCACCTTTAAGAGAAGCCTTAACAGACAATAGTTCGGTCACTTATGATTCAGTACCTTTTAATGTTCATTTAAGGAGCGATATTCAAGAGTTTTCAAGTGGTGCAAACAACAGCAATGGTGAATTACTTTTTAATTATGAGTTTGATGTAATAGAGAGTTTGTAGATGGCTAGAGGGTTAACAAGTGCGGTCAAAACAGAACTAGCCACAGGAAACATAGAACCAGTTTTATTGATAGAGTTAGGGTTCGCAACACCAGTATATTTTACAAACGCAAGCTTTGATATTACGTCTAGTGTTTCTGGAACATCACGAACCTATCTAGCAAATGGTCACTTTAGAGGAATAACCGCAGTTAGTGAAACCGCAACACCTTCAAAAAACAGTTTAGTGGTTACGTTGTCTGGTGTAGACCAAACCTATATTTCTATTGTACTCAATGAAAACATAATTAACGATAATGTGTTTGTTTACAGGGGGTTTCTTGATGCAAATCTAGCTTTGATAGCAGACCCTTTTCTTTTGTTTTACGGAACAGTAGATGAATTTAAAATAACGGACAATACAAGCACTGCCACATTGAGTTTAAATGTTACATCACATTGGGGAAACTTTTCAAAGAAAAGCGGTAGAACAACATCTGATAATTCACAAAAAAGGTTTTTCTCTACCGATCAAGGCATGGAGTATTCAGCACTAAATCTAGTAGACATTAAGTGGGGTAGAGAATGAGTAGCGTACATTTGTATCAAGCAGAAAAGAAAGATTTTGATATGATTTATGAAATGCTGATGGAGTTCAAAGAAGGAGAGTTATTTGATAAAAAGCTTCCAGAAGTTGACAAGCCAAAAGTAACATTATTCATCAATACAATCTTAGAAAAGGGAAAGATTATTTTTGCTAAAGACTTAGATTCAGAGGAACTGATGGGGTTGTGTATGTTCCATAAGGCTGAATATTGGTTTAGCAAAGAGAAGATAATGAATATCCATGTGCTATATGTAAGAAAACAATATAGAACGTATAACTTAGTAAAAGTTATAGTTGATTCTGTAAAAAATGTATCGGAAGGCTTACCAATGTTACTATCAATAAGCACAGGTCTTCACAAAGACCCAGTTTTTGAAAGACTAGGATTTGAAAACATGGGAAGTAATTGGAGAATGTTTTAAATGTGTGGTTTCGTAACAGATTTTATTTCAGACGTTTTTGAAGGAGTCGTAGATGTTGTAGAGGAAGTTGTTGGTGTTGTTGAAGATGTTGTGGTCGGGGTCGTTGATGTAGTTGTAGATGTAGTAGATGAGGTTATCAGTTGGGTAGTACCTCAACCAGAAGTGCCAGAGTTTACGGAAGAGTTTGAAGAACAACAAGCAAGAGGAATATTAGTAAATAAATTTACTGCTAATTCAAGTATTCCTGTAGTGTATGGAACACGAAAAGTAGGTGGTAATGTTGTCTTTGTAGAAACCTCTGGCACAGATAATCAATATCTATATATGGCAGTGGTTCTTAGTGAAGGGGAAATAAATAGCGTTGAAACATTATTTGTGAACAATCATCAAGTAACTTTATCTGGTGCACTGACCGATGGCACACAAAGAACAGTCACAAGTTCGGATGCTAACTTCTTTGATACAGAAAACACTAATAGTTTAATAACAGTACAGGCACATTTAGGAACAGACACACAAACATCTTCATCACTATTAAACGAAGTAAGTTCATGGACTTCAAATCATAGATTACAGGGTTTAGCCTATCTTGCTTTACGATTTGAATGGAACGCAGAAAAATTTGGTTCATTGCCAAGAGTGCAAGCAACTATAAAAGGGCGAAAAGTATACAATCCTAATTTAGACAGTACAGTTACAGGCGGTAGCGGTAGCCATAGAGCAGACACAAGCACAACATGGGAATATTCCGACAATCCTATCTTGCAACTCTTAGACTATCTCAGAAATGACAGGTTTGGGATGGGGATTACGAATAGTTATTTTGATAGTAACTTTGCAGATTGGCAGACCGCTACCGATGTTTGTGATGCTGATATAACCCCTTTTACTGGAGCAAGTGCTATTGACCTTTTAGATAGTCATATAGTGGTGGATACATCCAGAAAAGCTATAAACAACGTAAAAGAATTTGTAAAAGGTTCACGCTCTTATCTTAACTTTTCAAGTGGTAAATATAATATCCTAGTAGAAAGCACAGGTTCAGCATCAATAACACTCACAGAAGACAATATTATTGGTGGTATTACTGTTCAAAGTAAAAACAAAAACTCACGATATAACAGGGTTATTGTTACCTTTGTAAACCCCGATAAAAACTTTCAGACCGATACAGTGCAGTTTCCACCAGTAGATGAAACAGGCTTAGATTCGGCAGACCAACACGCAACCATGAAAACAGAAGATGGTGAATTGCTCTTAGAAGGTCGCTTTGATTACACCATGATAACAAATGCTCACCAGGCACAGGAAATGGCAGAAATAATTCTTAGGCGGTCACGTTCAAGTTTAGATATATCTCTAAGAGCAGATGGAACAGCGTTAGATTTAGCGGTGGGCGATATTGTAAATGTGACTCATGCAACCCCGGGATTTTCCGCAAAAGCCTTTAGAGTACAAAGAATATCAGTCAATGCAGACCATACAGTAAGTATCCAATGTTCGGAGCATCAAGATAGCTTTTATACATTTGGCACACAACAAGCATTGCCAACAATACCAGATACCACACTGCCCAACCCTTTCTTTGTTCAAGCACCAACTATTTCGGTTACGGATGAATTACGTTCACGAAACGAGGAAGCTATAGCGGTGTTATTGGTAAATGTTACAGCTACCGATTTATTTATTACGGATTTTGAAGTACAAGCCAAAAAATCTACAGATTCGGTTTTTATTAACTTAGGTCGGGGAAGCTCCGCACAGTTTGAATTAGTCAATGTAGAAGATAATGTGGTATATGATGTTCGGGCAAGGTCAGTCAGTTCAATAAGTCGGTCGGTGTTTGTAAGCACAACGCATCAAGTTGTGGGAAAAACAGCACCACCGCAAGATGTAACGAATTTTAGTGTGAATATAATAGGCACAGAAGCACATTTAGGATGGACACCAGTATCAGACCTAGACCTTTCACACTACAGAATAAGACACGCAAAAGAAACAAGCGGAGCAACATACGCTAATTCAATAGATATAGCTGACAAGGTTTCAAGACCTGCAAACACAGTGATAGTACCTGCAATGACAGGAACGTACTTTATCAAGGCAGTAGATAAAGTTGGTAACAGTTCCGAAAATGCTGTGTCTACAGTCGCTATTATCGAAAGCATCAAGGGATTAAACTTGGTTACAACATCAACCCAAAGTCCTAATTTTACAGGTTCACGAACGAATATGGCGGTCGTTGACAATAAACTACAACTTGGAACAGCAAATAATTTTGATGACGTAGCAGGTAATTTTGACGATGCAGGGGGATTGTTTGATGGTGGTGCAGGAAATGTAGCAAGTTCTGGAACATATGAGTTTGATACCCATATAGATTTAGGTGCGGTCTATACCAGTAGAGTTACCGCAAATATGAATGTCGCACGAATAAGTTTTGTTAATTTATTTGATGATGCTTCAGGTAATTTTGATGACAGGTCAGGTTTATTTGATGGTGACCCACAAGAGTTTGATGATACAAATACAGAGTTATTAGTGGCAACAACAGAAGGTGACCCAAGTGGTTCACCGACGTACACCGATTTCAGAAAGTTTTTTGTAGGGGATTATAAAGCACGAGCATTTAAATTTAAGCTACAAATGACAAGTCAAAAAGGTACAGCCACACAACAAGTATCCGCGTTGTCGGTTACTGTAGATATGCCAGATAGAGTAATAGCAGAAGCGGATGTTGTTAGCGGTACAAGTACAAGCGGAAAAGCTATTACATTTAGTCCTGCATTTAAATCATTACAAGGTGTAGGAATTTCAGCACAGAACTTGGCGAGTGGTGATTTCTATGCTATAACCAATAAAAGTGAAACAGGGTTTACAATAGAGTTTTTTAATAGTTCCAGTGCAACAGTGAGCAGGACGTTTGATTATGTTGCAAGAGGATTTGGAGAAATAGCAAGTTAGGGGTAACAAATGTCGCAAAATGATTTATCAATAGCCAATCAAGGGTTTGCATCGTTTCGTTCAGATTTAAACTCAGCTTTACAAGCATTAGGGTCAACAAATTCTGGAACGTCAGCACCTTCAACCACATACGCTAACCAGTTATTTTACGACACTACAAACAACATTCTTAAAATAAGAAATGAAGATAATGACGCTTTTATTTCTCTTTTCACTCTAGATCAAACAAATGACAACATCGAAGCTTTAACGATTGATGGCACATTAACGTATAATGGTGATTTGGTTTCATCAACCGCAGGAACATCAAACTTTAGAGCAGGTGTAAATGCAGGTAATTCTATCACTAGTGGCGGTCAATACAACGTAACAGTAGGCGATGAAGCAGGTACAGCCATTACTACAGGTGATAAAAATGTTTTTATAGGCTATGCGTCAGGAGATGCTACCACAACAGCAAGTGACAACACAGCCGTTGGAATTGAATCTCTGACAACAAATGTTCTTGGTAGCCGTTCTGTTGCTATTGGTGCAAATGCTTTATTAACTCAAAACCCTGCAAGTGCTACAGATATGTATAACACCGCTATTGGATATGATGCAGGAAGAGCAATAACTACTGGAACACAAAATACTTTAGTAGGTGGATTAGCAGGGGATTCAATGACTACACCACAAAGAAATACAGCGGTGGGTTATCAGGCATTATCAAACGAAACAACAGGGGAATATAATACCGCCATAGGCTATAATGCACTCGCAACGTCTAATAGAACGGATGGAACGGATGCCTATAACGTAGCTATTGGAGCAAGTTCAGGAGAACAGATCACAAGCGGTAATCAAAACACCTTGGTAGGTGGTCTATCTGGTGATGCTATGACCACTCCACAAAATAATACAGCAGTTGGATTTCGTACACTCTCTAATGAAACTACAGGACAAGCAAATACAGCAGTAGGATATAACGCTTTAGCCACTTCAAACTTGACGGATGGTTCATCGGGGAACAACACTGCGGTGGGTAATAGTGCAGGAGAAGCTCTTACATCAGGGATACAAAATGCTCTTTTAGGTGCGGGTGCAGGAGATTCTTTAACAGATGCTGATTTTAACGTAGCTATTGGTGCTGATGCTCTTACTGCCGACACTCTAGGTAGTCGCTCTGTTGCTATAGGAAGAAGGGCATTACACGCACAAAACTTTACTTCAGCTACAAATGCTTACAATGTGGCAGTTGGTTTTGAAGCAGGAAACGATATTACAACAGGTTCAGGAAATGTTTTGATTGGTGGATTGACAGGTGATGCACTTACCACTGGAATCAATTCAACAATGGTTGGATACTTAGCAGGTTCAACAGTCACCACAGGCACCAACAACACAATGGTGGGTCAAGCATCAGGACAAAACACGACAGGTTCTTTCAACAATTTCTTTGGTGGAGGTAATAGTACAGCATCTGGATTTGACATGACAACTGGCTCAAAGAACACTATTCTTGGTGGTTTTTCTGGTAATCAGAATGGAATAGACATTCGCACGTCTGACTCATACGTTGTTATTTCTGATGGTGACGGAAATCACAGAATGATTGTAGGAAGTTCAGGTGAAATAGGGTTTGGTAAACATGGTTCAAAAAGTAATATAAATAACACAATATTATTTACAGCTACAGGGAATGGAACACATAATGACCATTTTTGGAGTTTTGGCCCACACCACACATCGGATACACCAAGCTTTTATACTATAAACGAAGCAGGTACAGGTGTTGTATTAAGTCATGGAAACACCTCTTGGAGTACACATTCGGACGAACGGATAAAAGAAAACATAACGTCTTTAGAAAATGTTTTACCAGACATTAAGAGTGTTCGTTGTGTTAAATATAACTTAAAAGGTCAGTCTGACACAAAGATTGGTTTTATTGCACAGGATTGGGAATCAAAATTCTCAGAGGTTGTTCAAGAAAATAAAGAACAAGTTATTGAAACTGATGGGTCTGTTTCTATGGCTGAAAATTCAAAAAGCACAACAGCCGTTAAAATAATGCAGTACACCGAAACAATTCCAATATTGTTGAAAGCCATACAAGAACTAGAAGCACGAATAACAACATTAGAGAGCAAATAATGACAAGAACACCAGATGAAATAGCACAAGCACATAAGGCTTGTTTAGATGGAGCAAATACAATCAATACTGTAATTGCTACACATAATAAAGGCAGTGATGCAACGAATCAAGACTTTGCCCATGACATGACACATGAGGAGAAGAAAGAAAGAGTTGCAAGAAGTGTAGGATACCTAAAGTATCAAAAAGCTTTAGAGGATTGGGGTAGTGAAGATTTCACAGTCATAGACAAAGCCATAGCCGATGCCGATAAATTCACAGGAGCGAAAAAATGACTAAACAATCACAAGTCGTAACTATAGATGGTAGAGAATACCCTGTAGACGATCTTAAAAGTGACCAAAAAGTATTGATTGACCAAATTA